TTGGTCTTTCGTAAATAATCGACAACCTCTGTAAACCGATCATCGGTCCATTTCCGGCAATCTTTATTGGCCCGCATCCGCGCGACCATCAGCCGCTTGCGGGCCATTCGTAGGCGGTGGATCATGCGGGGCCTCCGGTGGCGCGGTAGAGCGCTTGGGCGAGTGCGGCGGCAAAGTCGTTTGCCTCAGCCTGATACCTATCGGCCCGTTCGTGTTGGTGTTCCTGTAGTACGTCGGCTGAGAACTGGTTTTGATCCTGGCCGTATGGTGATCTAATACTCCAACTTCGCCAGCAGTCCGCCTTCTTCCGCCACGCCTCAGCCGCGCGGATGGCGGCGGCGGGGTCGGTGAGGTAATAGGGACAGGTGCCAATTGATCCATCGTGAAGTATCCACGCCCCGATGATGTCGTCTCCTGTGTATTCCTCCAGCCCCTCGCACTCCCGCTCAATGTGGGCATCGTGCGATCGATCCCAAGGAATACTCATAAAATCCTCTTGAAAATCATTCGGTTAGTTTTAGCAAACTCTCCAAAAAGCAACTTGGCAGCAAAGTCGTAAGCCTTCGCTGCATCCCTCTCTGTATCGAACAGGCCAATCGAAATGTTTTTGTCGTCTTTCTTAATTGCGGCGTACCACTTTTGGTGCTGCTTGTGAAATGTCACTCCCTTGTATCGGCTCGACGTTCCTTGTTGCTTTTGGGAGTTGTACGTGTTTTGTCCAGACGTGCAAAATCTCAAGTTTCCCCGGCGATTATCAAGAGTGTCCCCGGAAATATGATCGACGATAGATCCGAGTGGGGCTTGCATGATCCACCTATGCATTGCCAACCCCTTGATAGTTCCGTCCACAAACCTATTGGATACGGCGTAGTATCTTGCTCCGCCGGTTCTTTTCCCGGCTTGCCATTTCATTGGCAGAACTAGCGGCAGGTCAGCCACGGACACAAGACACTTCATGCCGCGAGTGAGAGGAACTTCAGCGTAGTCTCCCAGGATTATCGGCTCCCACTTAGCTCGCATTCCAAACTCGGTGCCGAAAATTGACAGATCGTACCCAGTCATTTCGACACCACTTTATCGATGTATGCACGAAGGAATGCGGAGACATTTGCGTATCCGGCTTGTGCTGCCTTAATGCGTAATGGCTTGATCTGGCTCTCCGGTATCCTGAAAGATATTAGCGTTTGTTTGTCCATATCATAATCTTATCGCAAGATTCGCGGCCGCGTCCAGTTACTTGCCATCTCGCACCGTCACTTTCTTCGGCTTGTACATTCGATACTCGTCACCACGCAGGTTGTTCTCACGTGCCATCTGTGCTGCATTTTTCGAGCGGAACAGAAGCGCATCGCCTTCCCAGTCTTTGTAGATTGTGTCGCCGTCAGTCAGCACCCACCAAGTTTGGTCGATCACTTCCCCACCTCCGCAGCTTCGACGGCTTCGATGGCAGTGGGCGCTGGCACGCGAAGCCAGGTGTGTTTTAGGTCAGGGTAGAACGACCATTTGTTATCCCTCCCGGGATACGCGAATAGTTCGCAATTCTCTCTGCGTTCGAGTGTCGCCCAAGCCCGAGCGCACCGGGCGAGGTCGGCGAGATCAGAGTCGGACAAGTATGCCTCTATGGCTGTCTCTTTATCGTCAGCGGACGCCTGAGCTTTCCGCGCCAGTTCTTCCAGCCGTTTAGTTGTCATTTCCTTCCCCAGTTCTGCGTGTTGATGTGGTTTGTCAGTGATTGCAAATCAGCCTGTATGGCCTCGTCATCATTGACTAAGCGGGCAATGAAGAGCAAAATCCTCACAACCACTTGTCGGTTCTGCGTCACGGCTTCCTCCTCTGGACCGGCGGCACCGTCCGCTTCGGCACGTCCACCACCACCGCCGAGTAAGTCCAGACCGGCTTCCCGGAAGGGCAAAACACCACCATTTTGTCGCCCTCGATCCAGTAGTCCTCGTTCTCGGCCAGAATCCGGTCCCCGCAAATCACTGGCGCGTCAACGATGGCTGGATAGCGGCCTTTGGAGTCCTCGGCCAGATCCACGCGGATTAGTTGCACTTGCGCGGTCTGCGCGGCCAGGGCGAGGGAGAATAGGAGGAGGCGGGTCATCCCTTCTCCTTCTCCATCGCGTCCAGCACGGCGGCGAGTGGGGTTGCGCCTTCGCCAGCGATCACCACTCCATCCCATTTCTGATAAACAAACCGCCACTTGCCATCCCTCGTGAATCGCGGCATCTGCCCCTCTCGCTGAACTACAGCCCACGCCTCCAGGGCTTCGGCTCCTCGCAGTTGCGCCTCTACCCGTGCGTACTCTGTGGCTTTTTCTCCCCGCAGCACCTCAGACGCCCGTTTACCGTCCATTCGCGGCCTCCTTCTCGGCCTCGGCTTCGATCCCGTCAGCCATCTGTTCCAGCCATCCAGACGCAGCGTAAATGGCGTTGATGAACTCTGTACCTTGCACATCACCAGCCGCCGCTATCAGATCGTCCCGTAGCACCGCAGCACACTTACGGGTCGCCTCCACTTTAATCCGGTTCCCCGCGCTGGCCGGGGTGAGGGCCAGGGCGGCGTTGATTGCGGTGCACGAGGGGTGACAAACTTTGCCGCGTATCTCTTCGGTTTCGCAGAAGCACGCATGGACCACATCGCCAGCCTCCTCCAGCGCCCCGCGTATCACGGCTACGAGGGACTGCGCTTCGTTCAGTTCCCGCATAAGCGCCACGACCACCGGGTGCTTCTCCACGTCCAGCGCTTTCGTGCGCCACTCGTCCCGCTCCTTCTCGGCGGCTTCTGCGCGGGCGGTGGTGTTGACCACAGTGTCCAACGCATCGCAAAAAGCCTTAGGCTCGCCATGCTCGGCGAGGTACTGACCGCCGTCGCGGTGGATCGTAGCCAGTAAATTCTTCAGGTTGTACTGCGAGGCGTCAAGCGCTGTCCGCAGCCGGTCCACCTCGGCGCGGAGCTGGTCGCGCCCGGCAAACAACTGCTCTAGTGCCGCCGCGTTAACTATTACCCCTTCCCCGGTAGCCAGCATTTCGCGGGCTTCGATAGCAGATATGTCTTGCCGTTCCATTACTTCCCCTCCCGCAGCCGTTGGGCCGCTTGCTTAATCGATACTTCCGGGTCATCGCTGGCCGAAAGGATAATCAACGCCATTCCCAAGCCTTCAAGGACTCCATCGCGCCGCTGCTGGGCGTCACGGTCTAATTGCTCCTGCACTTCGTCGCTGAGGTTGTCGAGCAGTGATTCACATTTGGCCTTGTATGCATCCCGCTCCCGCTCCGCCTCCGCCAGCCGCGACTCTGCGGCTTTCACCTCCCCGGCTTCGCGGGCCTCAGCGGCGGCGAGGAGGGCTATGTAATCCGCCTGTAGTTCTGGCACCGTCGCCGTAAAATCTCGCTGTGCGCGGTTCAGCGCTTCCACCGCACCCCGGTAAAACTCCGCGCTACGCTCCATGGTCGGCCTCCTTCGGCGGCGCGGGGATAGTGGCTCGCAGCTTATCCGCAGTCTCGTTCGTCAGTACAATCGGCGCAAAGTGCGTCCAACCGTACCACTCGCGACTCTCTTCGTAATCGGTGTCTAATGTGCTGGCGCACATCGGAGTATCAGCGTCCTCCATATTGATAAACACGCATTGGCCGTAGTCTTCGTGCGCCTCGCTAATCGGCCTCCACCGCCGCGCCTCGTGGGCCGCAACTACGGCGTCGGCTACGGCTTGCCAGGACTCCAGTGCTGGCAGCGACCACGCCGCATCCATCGCCTCACACGCCACCTGCCCCAGCGCCTTCTCCATGGCTACACCACCTCCCAAACCGCCGCCCGCTCAGCCTGAATTGCCCGCTCACGAGCCTCAAGGCCACGCGCCTGCAGCAAGCAGTGACGAGCGACAAAGCGGAGGCAGCGGATGGGGGAGTGGAGGAAGAAAGTCAACGCCAAGCTGCCAGCGAGTACAGCTACCGCCATTACGATTTGCATTCCGACACCCCTCTCCGCTGCTCCCACTCGATCACCATAGCTAATGCCTTGTCGAAGGCTTTATTTGACACGCCATTTAGCTTGGCCGCAACTTCGTCTAGAGAACCGATGACAACAACCCGGCTGTGGATGTGATCGCTGTCAGTGACGATCATTGTTGCCCCGTCGACCGTGGGGATGAGAGACACGACGTGGTCTGGATTGACGTACAACTGGTCTTTGCCCTTATCGCAAGTGAACTTAACCAGCATTCTTCACCTCCAAGTCCTTCTGCACAAGCTCTCGCAGGTACTGCGACCGCGAGACGCCAAGTTGTTTGCACCGCGCCGAGACACCACGCAGAACGGTCTTATCGACCAGTAGCGTGATGTGTTCGGTTTTGAGTTTTGTTTTCGCCATTGAATATAACATAACATACCAGAAAAGCTGATTGCAATAGAAAAGCCGCCCTTTCGAGCGGCTTTATTTTGGCCGACCCCATCCCCCCGGACGAAGCCAGCCTTTCTGTTCCGAAATCCTAACTCACTTTCTTTTGAAATTTCCCGTGTCGTGGGTTAGACGCTCTGAGAGATTGTTAGAAGGGAGTCGTGTCGTCCGCAGCCGCTACTGGTTCTTCTGTCGCAGGCGGCGCAACGTACTCGTCGGCCACGCCCATCATGCCGAGGATACGCGACACGTCATCCTCGGTAGCCGCTTTGGCTTCGGTGATGCCGTTCAGCCACTTCACGCGCACTGAGCGCTCGACAGCACCGCCCTGCGTGGTGAACTCGTGAAGCTCGGTTTCGATCTTGCACTCGCGGCCTTTGAGGAACTTTTCAGGATCACGAAGCAAGTACGGGTATGTTCCTTCCCAGATCTCAGGGTTGAGTTCTCCAACAACCTTCTTGGTCTGCGCCAGTGCGTTTGGCGTGAAGTATAGGTTGTGGTCGATGAACCCTTGTCCTTCAACCTGGATCCGCACCTTCAGCGACGACGTTACGCCGCCGTCTTTTTTCTCCAGCGTCTCCAGCCGTGCGCGGTGGATCACTCCACGGTAGATGCTATTGGGCAGAATTGGCATTCACTTGCTCCTTTACGGTTTCAATCTCTTCCGGCATCCGCATGGGCGTAGCCGCAATCACTTCTTCCATCGTCGGTCCATCAAACCGATCGGTCATCCCGGCACCACTGACTTCCTGCGCATAGATCGCGCCGAAGTCATGAATCACTTTAGCGAACAGCATCCGACGCGGGTACTTGTCGTAGGTGCCGTTGGCTTCCTGTTTTTCGCCTTGTTTAGGCGTGGTGCGTGCGCGTTCGACGAGGCCAGCTTTTTGCGCGTCAGCAATCGTCCAGCAGATCGTGAGCGGTTTGCCGGTTGCGTCCTTCATTTCCTCGCCGTTCTTGTAGAAAACGAACTCGGCTTTTGCGTCGGTGTGTTCAACGGGACGCCAATCGTAGCCAGCACGCTTCAATAGGAACGCGCGTCCCTTGTAATCGAGAACAGGTTTGTACGTGTCGCCCTTCATTGGGTACAGGTAGATCCATTCTTGCGACTGGATCTCATTGAACCCGTATGCACGACCGTACTTGATCTGAAGTTCGATCTTCGGCGCAACTACGCCAGTGGCGAGCGAAGCCCGCTGTGCGGACATCTGGTCGATGGCCTGCTGTTGGATTTCACGCCTGAGTTGCGCGTCTTCAACCAACTGCATCAGGTCGATGAGACTGGTCGTATTCTGTGTCTGTGTGGCCGAAGGTTTCGGCGGCGGTTGGGGGTTCATTTTTGAATGCTCCGTACTCCTGGCAATACCAGGGCTTGTTTATCGGCCTGCGCTCTTTGATTCAGCGCAGGCATGTTCGGCAATACATACGACTCCGGTACCACGCCATCAGCGACAGCGCGGCACAGCTTCTTGATGTCCGTCACCTCAGCGCCCCATCGGCGGGTGATACCAAGGCCAGTTACCTTCTCATACGTCGGCGCGGCGATGGGAGGCGGGACGTATGGGGCAGGTTCAACGTAAACTTCTTCTGCGCCTTCCGCAATAGCCGCCTGCAGCGCTTCTTCTTCCCGCCGCTTGCGCTCTTCCTCAGCAGCAGCGCGGGCTTCCGCTTCGAGACGCGCTTGTTCAGCGCGGCGAATGGATTCCTGCTCGTCTTGCCACTTGATGATCGACGCCTTGAGCGTAGACTCAGCCTCAGTGATCGGCTTCAGGTACTCGCCTTCTTTGGCCGTGATCGTCTTGTGGGCCTTGTGAGCTGCTTCCTTCATTGGGGCAAATTCTTCGACAATCTTTTTCCGCCAGTCGCTCAACGTGATCTTGAACTCCGCCGCCTGCTTGTAGTCGTCGGCGGTTCGGATCACGATAGCCTTGGCTTTCTCGGGCAGTGTTAGTGCCTCAGGGAACTCCGGTGTTGCTGTCATCTCTCCCTCTTCCATCTCGCCACGTTGACCGCGCTCAACCCAACGGACAGGTTTAGCGCGTAGTTCTTCGTGTGTTCTACGGTTATTGGTTTGCCGTTCGGTTGGAGTCGCACAATGATGCGTCTCCGCGCTCTGGCATTCGGGTGAAAGTTTGAGTACAGGGCAAGCTGCAAAGCGTGCCAGTCAGCGCAGGCTCCGGTTTTGCGGTCAACGTCCCACTCCTCGTTGTCGGCGTCCGGCGTTCCTGCGTAGAGGTATTGAGAATGGTACGTTGGCTGCTCAACCCGCTTAGGTTTGAAGCCTGTGCGATGGCACCACTCACGCCAGGAGTCGAGGTAACCGAGAGCGGCTGGATCGACGGAGGACTCTTTGAGCTTACCGAGATCCCACAACTCGCAGCATTTATGGATCACGCTACCACGCCACGCCGACTGCTCATCGAACCATCTTGTGTCGATGATGCCGGATGATACCAGCGCCTGCGTCACGCTGACCAGAGGTATTCCGTCTTCGGTGGTGTAGGAGTGGGTGGACTCGTCGAACTTTGGGGTGCTTACCACACCTGATCCTCGTTATATCCCCTGTCAGCCACCCGCCAGTCCCGCAACGGCGACGAAGCATAGCCGTGCTTGAGTAGCGACTCGCGTGCGTTCTCAACGGTGCAGTTCCAGTACTTCGCCATATCGACGCAGGCTTGCTGCATCGATACGCGGCGCGGGTTGTCATGGCTTTCGTCAGCCCACCGCAGCCACTGAGTAGGGCCGCCAAAGGCTTTCTGCCAAATGCGACCTACGATCACTTCAGGGTCTTGTCCCATCACGCTCCCCTTCGCTTTTCAATCGCTGCCGCGATCAGGGCATCAAGCCAATCGCGAATGGTTTTTCTGTCAATTGCTGCGAGCGCCTTTGCTTGCGCCCACTTGTCTGGGTCAATCTCTACGCTTTGTTTGCGCCACATCTATAGTTATTGTAGTGAATCTCGTTGATAAACACAAGAGGTATAATGCAAACGAGTGCCACCACTGAAGAAAAAGAAAGCTGTCGTAGATCCAGACACGAGGGCGCGGCAATCACTCGCCGCGATGGAAGAGATTCAGCGGGCCATCAAGCAGAAGATCGGCACGCAGGCGCTGCACGATGCGGTCATGGGGTTGCCTGACGATAAGCGCCGGATCGTGTTTGAGAAGATGGCGAAGCTGAAGGAACTGCAGACTCGCGATCGGTGCCGGTTGTTCTTCAAGGACTTCGTCAACGAGATGTGGCCGGGAAATATTCCAGGGCCGCATTTTGATGAACTGGAGAAGATCTTCCACCGTATAGATGCTGGTGAACCAGTGCGTGCGATCGTGTGCCTTCCGCCTAGGTTCGGTAAGGCGTTGGAGATAAACACTAAAATCCCCACTCCGTCTGGGTTTAAGCGAATTATTGATATCCAAGTAGGGGACGTAGTGTTTGGCGTCAACGGAAAGCCGACATTGGTTATAGGGAAGTCAGATGTGTTTAAGGACCGCAAGCTGTTCAAGTGCTCCACAAGTGATGGCTATTCAGTGCTCGCTGACAGCCAGCACGTTTGGACCGTGCGGAAAGATCGAAAAGCAAAAAAGTGGACGGATGAGTTGACTGAGGCGATTGCCAGCAGGCAAGCGGAGCGGATTCGCGTAAAGCAGAAAGAGTTGCGACCTCCGGCTTTGCCGCTATGGCAGGCGTGTGAGATGCCGCACCGGGATATGGAACTAGACCCATATGTATTGGGGGTGTGGTTGGGAGACGGAGGACAACACAACAACACCATTTCAAAATCAGCCCCTGACTCTGAGTTTATGATCCCTAAGATCAGGAGTCGCGGAGTCGACATCACCCCTCACACGGGAGAAAAAGGGTGGACTTTACGGGGGTGGAATGAGCCGCTTAGAAGATTAGGCTTAAAGTGTAACAAGCATATACCAGAGGAATATTTATTCTCCTCGATTGAGCAGAGAACGGATCTAGTGAACGGGCTGATGGATACAGACGGTGAAGTGCGACTAGACGGTTGCTCTGTCTTCTACACGACAAGCGAGCAAATGGCTACTCAGTTCGCTCGTATTGTCAATAGCTTAGGGAAGAAAGCATCGATATCGAGGAAGAAGTCTTTTTTTGAGGGAAGACAGTATAAAGACTGCTTCGCTGTTTGCTTTTATATGGCGAATAGTTGCTCGTTGCCACGGAAGAAAGTGCGAGCGAGAGACGCTGAGAGACAGATACATAGAATGCTTTTTTCTGAAGAGTGCGGTACTGGCGATACAGTCTGTATTGAAGTGGCCGCTAGTGATGGGCTATTTTTATGTGGTGAGAATTTCATCCCAACTCATAATTCAGAACGCCTAAGTTATTTGTTCCCAGCGTGGTACATCGGCAAGCACCCAGAAAAGCACATCATTCAAGCGTCGAACGTCAAGTCGCTGGCTGAAGACTTCGGTGGTAAGATCAGAAACCTTGTCGACTCCGAGGACTACAAGAAGGTATTCCCTGGTGTATCGCTCGCCGCTGACTCGTCAGCCAAGGGTCGTTGGAACACGAACAAGGGTGGGCGATACTTTGCGGTCGGCGCTGGCGGCACGGTGGTCGGGCGCGGGGCGCACCTTTTAATCCTGGACGATCCCATATCCGAGCAGGCTATCGTCAACCAAGGTGCTGCTAACCAGATGCCATCGAAGGAGGACTTCGAGAAGGTATATAACTGGTTCACCTCTATCCGTGGCCGTATTGAACCGGGTGGGTCGATCATCATCGTGATGCAGCGTTGGGCACCATTCGATCTCGTCGGCAGGTTGATGGATGACATGAAGGTCAAGCGAGACGGCGATCAATGGGAAATTATCGAACTGCCAGCATTACTTGAGAAGACGGATGAGAACGGGAAGCAGGTACTTGACGCAGATGGACAGCCATCCTACGACTCTTTATGGCCGCAGAGATGGCCTGTCAGTGAACTACTGAAGCTGAAAGCCACGCTCCCGTCTTGGAAGTGGTACGCCCAGTACCTGCAAGACCCTAGGTCCGACGAGAGCGCCATCATCAAGCGCGAGTTCTGGAAAATATGGGGGCAGAGGAGTATCCGTAAGCAGGACGGATCGATCGAACTTGGGGAGATTGACCATAACCTTCCGCCGCCGAAGTGCGAGTACGTTATCCAGTCGTGGGACACAGCATATACCGCGAACACCCGATCCGACTACTCAGCTTGCGTGACGGTTGGCGTGTTCACCAGCACCAATGAGGACGGCAAGTCGATCTACAACGTCATCGTGCTGGATGCGCAGAAGTGGAAGTTGGAGTATTCGGACCTCAAAATTAAGGCGCTGGAGAAGTACAAGCAGTTCCAGCCTGACACCTGTATTATCGAAGCAAAGGCGGCTGGCCTGCCTCTGTTGAACGACATGCGGAAAATGGGGATACCGATGTCCGACTATACGCCGACATCGAGGACTGGTGATAAGCTATCCCGCGTGAACGCCATAAGCGACCTGTTCGCCAGCGGATATATATGGATACCGGCTCGGCATTGGGCTGAGGATCTGATCGAGGAGTTCGCTCTTTTCCCGAACGGGGAGCATGATGACTTGGTCGACTCGATGACCCAGGCTTTGCTGCGGTTCCGCATGGGTGGGTTTATCCAATCTAAGCTCGACGAGGAGGAGGAAGAGTACGCTCCAGTTGACCGCCAATACTATTAGTGTTATACCGATAGCAGGCATTATGAGCAAAACTGATACCTCGATCTTCGATGACATCATTGCCGCACCTAAAGTGGACCCGTTGGAGAAGTATGCCAACCTGTTCACTGGCATCAACCTGAACGAGTTGGCGAGTCTGGATCAGGCGAAGGCGTTTGTGCCTCTGATGGAGAAGGTCTGGAAGGCGAACTCGCCGCTGACCTTTGTGCCGCCTGCCGTGGTGGCCATCCCTAGCGGGATGCAGACTACGGTGGCCAATATCATCCCGGTTGAGGATATCGTGGCCGATGGGTTCCCGGCGAATAAAAAGGCGCATTACTTCTATCAGTTTGATACGCGCTTGTGCAACGTGGCCCTCCTGGTGCGGATGTACTTCTCGCCCAATCCGAACGGGGTCTTTTTGGAAATCTCGACCAAAGGCTAAAGATTGTTCGATCGCGTCACCTCCCCCCTTATCCCGCTCGAAGAAGGCCCTGAAGTCTCGATTGAGATTGAAGGGCCTTCGGGCGTTGTGATCGAACTGGAGGATGGGTCGGTCGAGATCGGCGAGGAAGGGGAAGAAAGTGAACCAGAAGAACACCTCTCCAACCTTGCCAAGTTCATAGATGATACCGAGTTGCGCAAGATCGGCCTCGACATCATCCAGAACATCGAGGACGACATCAACTCCCGTAAGGAATGGGAGGATACGATCAAGGAGCGCCTGCCGCTGCTTGGCATCTCTGATGTCAAGGTAAGCGATCCTTGGCCGAACTCGTGCAACCTGATCCACCCCATGCTGGCCGAGGCGGTGATTCGCTTCCAGTCGAACGCCATCATGGAAATCTTCCCGGCATCCGGCCCGGTGAAGGCTGAGATCATCGGCGAGGTGACCGACGAGCGCATGGCCCAGGCTGAACGCGAGTCTGGGTACATGAACTTCCTTCTGACTGAGAAGATGGAAGACTACCGGACGGAGACAGAGAAGCTGTTATTTGGTCTGGCGGTGTACGGATCCTCGTTCCGCAAGGGCTACTACGACGAGGTGTATCAGCGCGAGTGCGCGAAATACGTCCCCGCAAACGACTTCATTCTCCCGTATTCAGCGAGCAGTCTGCAGTCGGCATCTCGCTACGCCGAACGGATGCGCCTGCCGAAGAACGAGATCCGCAAGTTGCAGGTGGCTGGTGTTTACCGCGACATCGAGATAGAGGATAGTCCCGACAACGGCGACGATCTGACTGAGGCTGTAGACAAAATCAAGCAGCAGTCTCCGTCATCGACCACCGTGGATAGCGACGACGTGCTGCTGTATGAGGCGCATTGCGATATCGATCTTCCAGCGTTCAACGGCGACGATGGTATTGCTCGTCCTTATATTGTCACGGTTGATGATAAGGGAAACGTATACTCGATCTACCGCAATTGGAAAGAAGACGATCCGACCAAGCGGAAGATTCTTTGGTTTGCCCAGTACAACTTCATCATCGGCATGGGGGCGTATGGCCTCGGACTACTGCACCTTATCGGCGGATCCTCGAAGGCCGCAACATCAATTCAACGCCAGTTGATCAACGCTGGCATTCTGGCCAACCTGCCGGGTGGATTTAAGACGAAGGGGCTGCGTGTTAAAGGCGACGACTCTCCGCACCGTCCTGGTGAGTGGCGCGATGTCGACGTGTCGCAAGGCAAGATCGCTGACAACTTTTTCCCGCTGCCGTACAAGGAACCGTCGAACACGCTGCTGCAACTGCTGTCCGTGATCGTGGACGATGGACGCCGCCTTGGGTCGATTGCCGATGCCGAGATTGGCGATGTGAACTCGCAAGCGCCGGTCGGCACCACCTACGCCATGATGGAACGGGCGATGAAGGTACTGTCTGCGATTCAAGCCCGCTGCCACGCCTCGATGAAGGATGAGTTCCGCATCTTGGCGCGAGTCATCAAGGACCACCTCAGTGAAGACGGGTACCCGTATGACGTGTACGGTGCCAGCCGACAGGTAATGGCGTCCGACTTCGATGGGCGCATCGACGTGATCCCGGTGAGCGACCCGAATGCGGCGACGATGGCGCAGCGCATGACGCTGTATCAGATGGCCATCCAGTTGTCGCAGACCGCGCCCCAACTGTACGACCTTGGTGCATTGCACCGGCAGATGCTGCGGTCGAGTGGTATCAAGGATGTAAACCTGATCATTCCCGACAAGGATGATGTGAAGCCTGCCGATGCCGTGGTTGAAAATATGGCGATCGTCACCGGCAAGCCGGTCAAGGCTTTCGAGTGGCAGGACCATCAGGCGCACATCACGTCTCACATGTCTTTTGTCCAGGATCCGCAAACCGCGCAGATCCTTGGACAAAACCCGCAGGCGCAGGGTATATTCGCCGCCGCGATGGCGCACATTGCGGAACACCTCGCCTATCTCTATCGCACGCAGATCGAGATGGAACTTGGGTTCCCGCTGCCTGATCTGGACAAACCTCTTCCCGGTGACATTGAATCGCGCCTGTCGCTGATGGTGGCTGAGGCCAGTCAGCGGTTGCAAGGAAAGCATCAGAACGAAGCGGCGCAGAAACAAGCACAGCAACAGGCGCAGGATCCGGTGATCCAGATGCAGCAGGCAGAACTGCAGATCAAAGCACAGAAGGTGCAGACGGACTCTGCCATCGCGCAGCGCAAACTCGAACTCGAAGCGGCGCGACTCGCCTCTACTAAAGAGGTTGAACTCACGCGCATCGCAACGCAAAAAGAAATGGCGGCTGAGGCTGCTATTGACCGGGGTGAACAGTTCCTCGCGGAAGCGAAACTGAACGCTCCCAAGCAGTCGGCTGAGATCCAAAAAATCAAGGCGCAGATTGCTGAACTTCTGGCCCGTGTGGACCAGATGCAAGACGGAGGGATGGCTTGATCATTGATCGTCTAGTTCCAAAACTGGAGGAGATGATTACGGAGCGAGTGCAAACCCTGTCGACTGGAAGGTGTGAAACCATCCAGCAGTATTCCCACGCTTGCGGAGAGATCCTTGGACTCCGTCGAGCGCTTGACGAGTTCTTGGAGCTTCGGCGACAAGCAGACGACGATAACGATGGCGACCCCATCGCATGAGGGTAATTTATGTCCACAGCAACACTCACTCCCCTGCCTATGGACGGTAAGGGCTTTACGCCGGAACCACTCCTCCCTGTTCCCCAGGGCTGGATGCTCCTGGTGAAACCGTATAAAACTCCACGGCAAATCGGCAGTATCCACGTACCGGAGTCCCGTTCGGCGGATGAAGACCTTGCCAGCCCTCTTGCTCAGGTCGTGGCGATGGGGCCTGACGCCTACACTGGCGACAAGTTCCCGTCTGGTCCCCGGTGCAAAGTTGGCGACTATGTCATCTTTGCCACCTACACCGGGCAGAAGTTCAAGGTTGGCGACCCGGCTGTCGAGTACCGCCTGATCTGCGATGACGACGTGAAGGCGACCGTTGTAGACCCGACGATCATTCGGAGGGATCTGTAATATGGACGAGGACCAACTCGAAGTAGAAGTACCAGTCGACGAAGCAGTTGAAGTTGAGATCGTCGACGATACTCCTGACGAGGAAAAGCAGCCACCAAAGAAGGTCGAGTCGACGCCGGATCCTGACAGCGTTGACGAGATGTCCGAGCGCGTTCAGAAGCGCATCAAGAAGCTAACCTTCGAGAAGCACGAGACAGCGCGGCAACTTGCCGCTCGTGAGCGTGAGCATAGCGCCCTCGTCAACTTCACCCAGGGCGTCCATCTCTCCGCCAAGCAACTCGCCGATCGCGCGACTCGCGCCGAGGCCGCATGGAAAGCGGAAGCCGCCGCCCGTCGCGAAGCTGAACTGAAGCTACAACAGGCCAAGTTTGTTACTGCCCGAGAGTCGAACGATGCCGCGACCGAAGCCGAGATCAGCGCCGCGATGGCGAAGATCAGCGCCGAGCGAGCCGAGGTAGATCGCTTCCAGCCGCAGACGTTCAACATCCCTGACCTGCCTGTCATCCAGCAACCGATGGCAACTCCGCAACCGCAGGCTCCGCAGATTACTCAGGATGACGCGGCTTGGCTACAACGCAACCCGTGGTTTGCCGCTGAAGGCAACGACGATCTCAAAGCGTTTGCAATTGCTTACGAGGAGTCGTTGGAACGAAAGGGCTTGCAACGCGGAACGAGCGAGTGCTATAAGGAACTTGACGCATCACTGCGCAAGGCATTTCCAGAGCGATTTGACGATAAGTCGACCTCTGCAACTCCCAAACGAACTTCTCCTGTAGTTGGGGCGCAACGCACTAGCGGAGCGAGAACAGGTGCCAAGGTTACTCTTACCGCTTCTGAGGCGGCGATTGCTCGCAAACTTGGCGTTTCCTACCAAGACTATGCCAAGTACAAAGGACAAGCGTAATGAACAACAATCTCCGACCTCCGAGAACCCTGGAAACCCGCGAATCCCAGTCGCGCAATTACACGTATCGGCCCCCGTCTTCTCTGCCGGATGTTATCGAGTCGCCTGACTGGGCGTTTCGATGGATCGCGACAGTGGTGGCAGGATCTCCCGATGTGGCGAATGTTCATAAGCGTATGGCCGACCAGTGGGAACCCGTACCGTGGGATGACCGCGTGAAGGTGCTGAAGCAGGCTGATGCCTTTCCAGCAATCGCGCGGAACACTGAAGGCAATATCGTGATTGGTGGTTTGATGTTGTGCCGCATGGCGAAAGAACGTGCCAATGCTCGCGACAAATACTACCGTGACCTCACCGCTCGGCAGATCCAGGGAGTCAAACAGCAAAACGGACAGCAGTTTGACAACAAGTACACGCGCCTTGAGCAGTCGACGCAATCCGGTGTCAACGGCGGGCGCGAAGTAGAGTTCGGCAACTAGCTGTCTCCAACCAACGGAGAACTATTCGATGCCTACGACATCCGCTCCTTACGGGCTGATTCCGATTCAGCTTGTCGGCGGTGGGACTTCACAGGCTGGCATCCGCCAGTACAAGTTGTTGTCCAACTCCTCGACGGGCTTTTTCTACGGTGACATCGTGAACATCGGCGCTGGCGTTGCCACGCCCGTCACGGCCACCCCCACTACTACGCGCAACGGGAACACCCCCTGGGGTATCTTCCTCGGCTGCTCGTACTACGACACCAACGGTCAACCGCGCTACTCGCAGTACCTGCCCGCGAACGGCTACACCACGTACTCCAGCTATGGCGACATTCTGCTGAACGTACTTGATGACCCGTTCTGCACGATGCAGGTGCAAGCGTCCGGCTCGGTTGCCAATACCGACATCGGCAAGAACGCTGCCCTCACGAATTTCTCGGCTGGTTCCACGACCACCGGCAACTCGAAGGTGCAGCTTGACCAGTCCTCGATCAACACGACCAACACTCTCGGCGTGAAGATCATTGCCATTGCCCCCGGCCCGAACAACGCGGCTGGCGACACGTACACTGACGTTTGGGTTCGCTGGAACCAGAACGTCCATGCGTACACCAACATCCTCGGCGTCTAAGGAAAGGACCACTGACACATGCCTGCCATTACACGGTCACAAGAGCAGAAAGAACTGGTCCCCGGCCTACATGCGCTGTGGGGCAATGAACTGAAGCGCTACGACAACCAGCACCTTGAAATCTTCG